ATCGACAGTGATATTTTGAGAGAAATTCATCCAAAAGGTAATTGTTATATTTTAAATCCTTGTCCTATTATAGCAACTGAACTATTTGATACTGAAATCGGTTATTCCAAGGGGCATTTTAAAAATTTAAAAAAAAATTATTGTTAAATAATATAGTAAATGGTATTATCAATAAGTAAAAGATTTTCCAATGGCTTAAAGAAATATAATATTTCTCTGGATAATTTAAAAGAAAATTGGAAATATTGTGGCGGTGAAAAAGGTCGGCATTTAAACTATTATAATTTATGCTGTAAAGATGAGGATATTCCAGAACACGAGGATAGATGTATTTGCGGACATAGAATTAAAGAAAATTGCTATATTACTGATGGAGAATACATTTTAACACTGGGTAATTGTTGTGTGAAGAGATTTATACCTAGTAGTTCAAGAACTTGTGAAAGATGTGGTAAAGCCCACCGAAACAGAAAAGATAATCTTTGTTTGAGTTGTCGTAAATGTTTTTTTAGGACCGAAGATAAATTTGTGTTAAGCTTTGATTAGCTAGAAATTAATATATTAATTAATAATATAAATGCCAGTACATTACGGAGGAAATCGTAAAATGCCTATGAAGCCGATGGAAAAGAAAATGAGTAAACCGATGATGAAACCAAGGAAAGATTTATCAGTAAGACAGAAAGCACTAATGAAAGAGCATAAGGCACACCACACCAAAAAGCATATGGATATGATGACCAAATTAATGAAACAAGGGCACTGTTTTGAACAGGCTCACGAGAAAACAATGAAATCTGTGGGAAAATAATCTTATTATCTTTAATCTCAAATAAATTTGATTAATATCAAAAGCGTTTGATATACATTTAAAGCGTATTGTAAATTTATATATATATAAATGAGTGAAACAGATAATAAGACTTTTAAGATTTGGAAAAGGACTATGACGTGTATTTGCGGTGCTGAATTATCATTAGATATTTTGGGCAAAAATTTTAAAAAACACATTACGGAAGATGCTCGTCATTTAAAATATTTGCGTAAATTATGGAAAAAGAAACAGAAGCAAGGAAAGCCACCTCTATTTTTTCCTACCCCTGTAAAATCTGCGGAGCCAGACAACAATTCTTGATATGTTATGTATGTGTCCAAAAGATAAGGATATTTTAATTATTCGGCAATTGATAGTCAGTTGAGCAGTCTTTTACCTCGTCAAATGGGATATTAAACTCATCCATTTCATACCAGCTCCATTTACCGTTAATCATTTTATATCTCATTTTAAGACTATAGTTGAGAAAATCTTTTACTATTTTCTCATCAATACCTTTAGCCACTAACAGTTTATACATAGTTGAAACGCCTTTGGGTTCACTTAATACTCCAAATATGTAGCAACATAGAGCATCTTGCCTATCCGTAATCGCATTCTTAGTCAGCTTGATGAATAGGTCAATATCTTTTTCTAATCCATCAACAATCTCTCGTGGAATTTTCCATACCATAGTGTATTCTATATAAATATTCTTTAAGTATTTAAATAGAATTCAGTTAAACCGTTAAATAACCTTAAAATAGTAGCTAGAACCAGTATTTAAGCGTTAAAATTTAAATTTTACTGCTCTTTAAATGGTTAATAATAGGTAGTAAAACAGTTAAAACGGACTTAAAACCCTTTTCTATTGGTATTTTCTGTTATTTCTATTAAAAACTCATTAAATTCACCTCTACGAAGACAGTGAGGTGTTCTAGTGGTTGTACGGTTCTCATTACTATGAGTATCATTACCGTGTATATGTCTAACCCTTTTTGCTGTCTTATATGGCTCTCCATTTTTCTTATATTTACTCCAGCAACAAGGACATTCAAAAGTAATTTTTGTGGGGGTAATTAAATCCGCTTCAACTCTAAAGTATTTCATTTTTTTTATGATATATATAAGGAAAAGTCCTTTAAGTGATTTTTCTTAATATATTACAATTAATTAACAATTAAATCAAATTCACTTAAAATTATTTTCTAAACATATAGTAAATGCCAAAAAAGAAGAATAATACAAGTGAATTAGTAAAACAATATTTAGAGGAGAGCGACCGCAAAATTACTGATACTTCAAGGAAAACCTATGAGCATATTGGTGAGAACATACCGTTTAACATCCAAACAAACTCTCAAGCCACTATCATTAAAAAACTTAAAGAGTTAGTTGATAATCCTAACACCCAATCACTATATCTTAATTTAATCATACTTGTAAGACAGCACTTAAAGGAAGAAACCGATAAACTAGTCAAGCACCGAAATACACTTAGAAAAGATATTACAGAACTTAGAAAATCTAAATTAGGTGAGCTAAAGAACGGTTTACCTAAAAAAGAAGAGTTAATGAGCCAACTCAACGATTTAACTGGAATCCAATACATTATTAATTATTTATTTTTACATTTTGGTTTGAGAAATAGAGACCTTAACTTAAAGATGGGAAAAGGAGAAGATAAAGATACTAATTATATATATGTCAAAGGCAAGAATGCTATATTGGATATTAACGACTATAAAACGGACGGGAGCTATGGAGCAAAACAACTCAAAGTCAACGACAGTAAATTCATCAAGGAGCTCAAAGGACTTGGAATAAAAGATGGTGAATTCCTTCTAGCTAAAAAGAATGGCGAAAAAATGAAAGTTAGTACATTCAACGAGAAAGTCAAAGCATTATCTATAAATAATTTGGGTGAAACTACAATATTTAAAGTTTTAATAGCTGATTTAATTGAAAATAAAGATTATCAAAAAATAGAGGAGCTAGTTAAAACTCGTGGTACAAGTCTATCTACCATACTGAAATCTTATAATATTCATAATACATAAAATAATATATAAGTTAATATAATGGTAAAGAAAAAAGTAAATCGTAGTGTTGAACGCTCACGTGATAAGAAAGCACCGAACATAACCCAGACCACATCTGTTAATGTTAAGATAGTTCCCGAAGCATTAAAACCTAGAAAGAAAAAGAAAAGAAAGGGAACATCTAAAAAGAAAAAAATTATAGAACAAATAAAAGAAGCATTAGACATGTTGGCTCAATTGAAAGCCGAAGCAAAGGAAAAGGGCATCACTATCCCCGCTGAACTGGGCGAACTACCTACAGATGCCGATGACCTTAAAACGTTAGAACAGTTACAAGGACTACTGGCTGAATTGAAAAATAAAAATGCTAAAATAAGTGAAATTGTAAGAGGACAGGGTCAAAGTGCTGCTGTTGCCGACCAAATCGGTAGAACAAGAACAAATATTTTTGCCGAACAAGGTGGCGGTGTTTTTGGCGGAACTACTTTCCCAGCGTCTTTCAGGTTGCCTAATACAGGATTAGTACCTCAATTTTCACCAGCATTACCAGCAGGAGCAGTTATGACACCACAAGGTCAAGTTAGACCTCAACCAGCATTACCAGCACCAGCTGTAAAACCAGCTATTATGCCTCGCGACCCCGATACTAGAGTTGTTAAAGCTCAAAGCAAAACTACAAGAGACCAAGAAATAATTATGAAACAAATAGCAGATATTAAAAAGGATTTACAAAAGAAATTACAGAAACAACTAAAAGATAAAAAAATTACTGAAAAAGAATTCAAAGATAAGATGGCACAAGCACAACAACAAGCAACTGTAAAAGAACGAGCTACTCTTAGAGCTGTAATGGGGCCCGAAGCAAATAAAGATTATGTAGATATTATGTCTACCGTTACTTCTTTTAGAACAAAAGTAAGAGCATTCAAAGGAAGTAAAATTACTGGTAAGGAAGCAGATGATATTAAAGATTTGGGTAATGAAGGAATAGCTAAAATTATGAGATTTAAACAAAAATATCCTGAACTTGTTGAAGCACATCCAGAATTATTTGAATTTAATGAACAACTAGAATTTCTTAATGCCGACCCAGTCTCTCTTGTAGCCCAAGAACAAGGTAGAACAGTTACGGAAACTGGTATATTAAAAGCAACCGAAGATGAATTAAAACAAAAAATTGAAGATTTAAATCAAAATACACAACAATTACAGGAGGACTTTGATAGATTTAAAGCACGAGAAAGAAGCACTGGAGAAACAATCTCTCCAGCTGAAGCTAGACAACTCAAACAACAAGCTACAAAATTGAAACAAGAAGAACAAGCTATTGATGATATTATTACAAAACAAGGAGCCATATCGGGCGATATTCGCCTTTTAACTGAACCTCAAAATTTAAAACAAAAGGTAATCACATTATCTAATGAGATTGATAGGATACAAGTAACTGTAGCTCCAGTTCAAAAGAATATGAAAATACAAAATGCTATCTATCGTTTATTAGCATTTACAACTCAAGCAGTTCCAGATATGAAAATCGGTTCTCAATATCAAAAAGAAACTATGAAAGCGGATATGAGATTAATTAATGGTGGAGGTATGGCTGATAATAAAATATTTAATTCATACGCAAATAATTCACCAGACCAAATAAGAGAAGTAGCTAATGTTGTAAATCAATTTTTAAATACAGCTGACCCCGATATGAAATATGATAGACAATTTGAAGGTAAAGATTATAGAATAGGTAAGGGTGGAATGCCTAGTGGTGGGAGTGGTAGGAGTATGCGTAGAATGATGCCACCAGCACAAGCACAAGTAGCTCCTCCAGCCAAAGCACAAGATGTAATTCAAAATATCGGTTTCGGCGCGGTAGTGGGCGGTGATTTAGAAGCTATTCCTGAAATGGCATTTTAAATCTTATATCTCAAATCTTTTTATAAGTATATAATAATGGTATTTACTTATAAACAGAAATTTAATAAGCGATATGGATTTCCCAAAGATGAACCCCACAATTTAAAAGAGATTGCTAAGATTGCTGGATATGAATATCGTGGAATAAAGACCATATTCGAGAAAGGCGAAGGAGCTTTCGAAACCTCGCCTGAGAGCGTTCGCCCTAATATGAAAAAACAACAGTGGGCATATGCCAGAGTTTACGCTGCCCTAGACCCAAAAAGTAAAGCACATAAGATAGATAAGATACATTTGGTCAAAAAAAAAAAAAATAATATATTAATGGTGAAAGATACATATATACTCAAAAAATCCAACAATAAAGGAAAGCGATTTGTTATTATTATGCCGAAACTGGGACATAAACATCATTTTGCCAGTGATGTCGGTGAAACATTTATAGACCATAAAGATGAGAAAAAGAGAGAAGCGTGGATTGCTAGACACAAAAATGATAAGAATTTCAATAATAAACACAGTGGGATATATCATTCACGCAAATTATTGTGGACTGAACCAACACTTAAAAAAGCAATCAAACGATATGAAAAAGAACACGATGTAAAATTAGTTATAAAATAAATCTCATTATCTTTAATCTCAAGTAATATTAATAATAATGAATTCAAATATATTTATGAACGACTCGTATAAGATAAAAAAACCCGTATATGAAGGCGTTGAAAGAAACAGAGATTTCGAGAAAAATAAACCACAACCTAAAAAGAAAAAGAAACGAAAATAATATCTAATTAATATATAAGATATGCCTAGAAATTTACTTAATCAAGGTTTTAATGGTAGAAATTTACTCAATACAGGTGACGGTGTAACCGATGTTGTAGGTGGTGATGCGATTAATGTTGTCGAAACTGATAATCAAATCCATACTGTCAATCTTAAAATCTCAAAACAGGGCGCAGCATCATCACTAGCCGATACTGATGTTGTAGCATTAGAAACAAGTGGAGGTGTTATACAAAAGATTACGGGTGCTAATCTTAAGACTTCTACATTCAGTTCAAATTGGACACGTAGTTCAGGTAATATTTTTCCAACTGTTACTGGTGATACAATATTATCAAATGATAGAATACAAAGTAATACACAAGCAGATGCTACATATCTAGATAGTTTAATTTTACAAAATACTAACTCTGGAACTGATATATTAACTTATTCATTTCAAATAAAAGATGCTGGTTCATCAACCGCTCCCGATTTTGGTGGTAGATTGAATTTTGAAGTTGTATATACAAAAGGCGGTGGTTCTACTACTAATGTTTATGAAGTCACTTTTGATGGATTTATGAGGATATTGAAGAGATTAGAGATTGTTGATGGATTTACAGCTAATAGTGGAGAAGATTATGATTTTCCTTCTTCGGGAGGGACATTAGTCACAAATACAAGCGGGACTATAACAGGTTCATCACCTATTTCAGTTTCTACTGCGGGTGTAGTTTCAACATCATTTACTCTTGCGAGTTTATCTGCGACTTCACCTATCGCATATAACAATACTACTGGTGTTATTTCAACATCATTTACAGCAACAAGCACCGATAATATGAGTAATAAAACATTTACCGATTTTACTACTTTTAATAATAGTCTTGCCGTAAAGACGGCTGCGCCTAATACAAATGTTTCTGGTGCTGTCCGTTTTTTTGAAAGACAAGATACTGGTGGAACTCATTTTACAGATTTACATACAGGAGGCACTACTCATACTTTAACTGATAATAGAAATGTATTTTTACCTGACGCAACTGGAACTGTTGTTCTTGATAGCACTAATATATGGGAAACACAAGGAACCAACATCATTACACCATCAAATACATCTCTTACTGCTATTGATTTACCTAATAATTGTTCAATAAGAAATGATGCCCAAGATACACAATTCATTAAATTTAGTCATACAACAAGTTCAAATGAAACAATAGAATTAGCATCTAACCAAGTATCAGTTGAAAATTTTTTGATGTATGGAGGTAATTCAGCATATTATCTACAATTTACAAATGGAAATTTAAAAAGTTCATTTAACGTAATTAATGTAGCAACAGATAGTTATATAGAAAGGGACAGTTCAAGCGATTGGATAAGATTTAAAACAGGAATACTCCAAATAAACCAAGCAAATGTAGATTTTCAAGAAGGTGTGAAACTTAGAAATGCTAGTGATACTACGAATGATTTTATAAGTCTTCGTAATAATCATTTCTATATAAACTATGCTCTTACGGAGATAATACAAGGTGGTAAGATTGCTAATGGTAGTGACCCTACGAATGATTTCATACAATTTAACGATAATGAACTATACATCAATTATGCCGTTGTAGATGTAGCACAAGCAACTATATTTCAAAATTCTAGTAATAATAATTCAGCATTCGGGTTTGAAAGTGATAGGATTAGATTTATTGGACCAGTAATGATAGATAGTCCGTATAGTGTTTCTCAAACCAGATATCCTCTTGAAATCACAGGATATATAGTCGCTCCTGATACAACTGGTTCTGCTTTGTATTTTCAAAACATTCCAAGTTTGGGAGGTCGTGCTATTGCGATTAATGGTGATGTAAATATGAGTGCTAAGTTTGAATATGGTTTGTATGTTGAAACTGGAACTGAGTTATGGGTTGCTAGTGATGAGAGAATTAAAAAAGATATTACCACATTTACAGGTGGTTTAGATTTATTACGGCAACTTGAAGTTAAATCTTATAAATATATTGATGGTCGTGGGAAAAATCCACTACACGCTGAAATAGGATTTATCGCACAAGAAGTAAATGCGATATATCCTAAAGCTATTACTTTAAATCACGAATATATACCAAATGTTTATAAACAAATAACTTGTGAATGGACTGATTTTAATGATAAATTTAAAATGTCGACTAATGATTTACCCGATGTCGTTAATATTGATTATAAATTCTTTTGTTGGAATGAAGGTGATTATACTGAAACCAAAGTAACATCAATAGGTAATAGTGATAATACTTTTACTTTTGATAAAAAATGGGAAAATGTGTTCTGTATAGGTAATAGAGTGAATGATTTTAATATTTTAGATAAACAAAGTTTATTTACAATTAATTTTAGTGCTACAAAAGAACTAGATGAAATTGTTAAAGAACAACAATTACAAATTAAACAACAACAAGTAGAGATAAATAATCTAAAAAGTCAATTAACAGATATTATTGATATTCTTTCAAAAAATAATTTATCTTAAGAATATATGGTAAGTTGGACACAATGGTATAGTGGATATGATGAGGAAGATATTGAATTTGTAGTAGAAATTATTAAATTTCTACAGGATAAATTATACAAATGTAAAGTGGAAGAAATTTCAAAAAAAAAACGCTTATCGATTCAAATTAATTCATTAAAATATATGTATAGCTTATAATGACTGGCCCAGAAATGGTGGCTCTTATAGCCGTAGTAGGTTCGACGTGTTCTGGTATTCTTACCACTTTATTCCATAGTAGGTGTTCAAAAATTCGTTGTTGTTGGGACTGTATAAACTGTGATAGAGAAATCATCCACGAGAAAGATGAACAGATGGTTCTTGCGCGGGAAGTTCCAGAAGAAAGAGAACAATCTCAACAATCTTAAACAAAATCAATGAATATCATTATAAGGAAATAAAATACTCATAATGATATTGATGAATAATATTTTTCAAATCTCTTTTTACCCTTTAAGATTTAAGATAATAAGACTGAGAGAGGGTCTTTTTCCATTTGTTCTTTCTCCCGTTTATATGCCTCAATATCCATCTTATTTATGACTTGTTTGTATTTATACATAACTATACAATTTATCATAACTTCATCACACCACGCATAATTAGGTGACTTTTTAACTTCCGTTATAATACACTCTATAAGCTTTTTCTTATCATCATTATCCATAAATGTATCATCATACTCAATATCATTTACATCTTGAGGTGTTCCAACTTTTTCAATAACTTCCTCTATATGGTTAAATTTGTATTCATCCTTATTTTCCATTATTATATATAATAATAATAGAAAATAATTTTGTATGAAGAACGGTTGAGACAATAAAGTACCAAGTATATCTGGCAATTAATATTCGTAAATTAGTTTTAAGTAATTTACATTGCGACTGAAAGACGACCATCAGGTGCCATAAAGTATTCCGCCTCGCATTTTGCGTATGTTGTCAAATCACTAGCTCCTTCCAAATCTCCGGATGTAGTAAGTTCTAATGTATTGGGAACGGAATTACGAGCAGTATTGAGACCGACAAGCGAAAGACGATTATCATCAAATCGTTTGAGGTCTACGGCAACACAAGCACAAGACGAGTCGGCACCATCCGCTGCGCCATTATCACTAGTTTTTTGAAATTTATCAGCAGAAATGAGCGATTCGCCGTAAGGGAAACCATCACTAGCAAATGCCTTAAGACCTTCGTTATAAATTCGTCCAATATTTCGTCCGTTGTCGGCAACTGACACATCAATACCCGACTGAGGATAATTCACACCACCAATCTGGTAGTGGTATTTAGTTATGCCTGTAATAGTAGAACAGCCGAGACCATTATTATCAGCTACAGCGATATTAGCAGTTTTTCTCATAAAAGAAATTAAAGAAAGTAGAGAACTTGACCTATCATTAATTTGTAATACTTGTGTTCCAGTTGTAGCAGTTATGGAATTAATATAGGTCTTGTATGTATCGCCAGTCCAGTTTACGCCACGCGCACCGACCATTTGACGGTATTGGTTCATAATACCAGCATCATCAATAGTATAAACGGGACAATAAAATCGTGGGTTTGTAATTGTGTATGCTCCAGTGCCACCTCCTTTAAGCGCTGTGACGCCATCTTGAAGGCGGATTATAATTTCAAACTGGGCTATACCTTGAGGTAAAGCTTTGTTGTGGTGATGGCTTAAGAAACCTGAAAGTTCAAGAGCTAAGACCAAATTTGATGAAGCAGTATTAGCGAGGACGTGACCACCTGTGGTAAATACTTTAGCATCACCAGTTGGTTCACCACCACCAGCCAAAGCTGAATTCATACAAACTGCTTTATTCAAAGAACCGTTCCAGAATGGAGCATTATTGTTCAATAGATTGTATCGGTCAATCCTTTCTAATTCAACTCCTTGACTTTCAATTCTTAATTGTTCTATAATACACCCGATATTTCCTTGAAGGGCTGCGCCTGCGCCAGAATCGTTAGTTATAGTTAAGTATAAGTAATGTTTATTAACATCTAAAAATCCATCCGCTTGAACGGGAATGCGTATCTCGTTTGCTCCAGATGCCGTCCAACTGGCACCATTATTAGCATCAAACCTTCTTAAAGTCAAGGTGGATGGAACGGCATCAACGGATTGGAGGGCATATCTCATAGACATAGGGAGAGCTTCTCTTGGTTGCGACATATCACTCATTTTATTATATACTTATATAAAGAATTAAAAATTTGAAATTAAATCTCTTAACTATATTATATATGAAAGTTTTAAAGAATACAAAACTAAATTACATCCCACCCGTTTCTATGCCTATAGATGACTTAAGTGATTTGCCCTATATTCCATCTGCTCCTTTACCTCCAAAATCATTTGCTATGTATATCGTAGGACAACCTGGGTCGGGAAAAACTTCATTATGGAATTCACTATTATTATCTCATCCCACAAAGAAAAATAAATCTATACCCAGGATGTATTATCGTTTCTTTGACCACGTGTGGCTTATTTCTCCCAGCATGAATACGCTCCCACTTTCAAAATTAAAATTAAAAGATAGTAGAATGTTTATGAAATATAATGATGAAATATTGGATGAAATTCTTGAAGAAGAAAGAGAAGGAGAGAATTTAAATAATGTTATAATTCTAGATGATTGTATTCGGGATTTATCTAAATCAAAAAATCTGTGTCGTACTATTCTAAATCGTAGGCATCAAACTCAAAACAACGATGAAGAGGGACAAGCTGGTCTTTCTATCATCATTACAAGTCAAAAATATAATGGATTACCTTTATATCTAAGAGCAAATTTATCCCATATTATGGTGTTCCAAACTAAAAACAAAAAGGAACTAGATGCTCTTAAAGATGAAGTAATGGCTGATTTAACACCTGAAGAACAAGATGATGTTCTCGCTTTGGCTTGGAAAGATAGATACGGATTTTTATTTATTGATTTAAATAAGAAGAAAGAAGATAGATACTATCAAAACTTCAATAAAATAGTTTTTGAAAACGATTCCACCGAAGACGACGATGATGACGATGACTACTAATACATTTTATAGAAATCGCTATTACAAAAAATGCTATTCCAGAAAGGATTAATTCTATCATATTAATTTTACATCATTTTTTTTTTAGGTTTAATAGGTAAACCCGTCTTAGCGTCAATGAATTTCCTTTTACCTCGTCCCGTATTTTCGGGTCGGGAAAATATAGCATATCTCTCTGCTACTTCATAATCAGCACCCATTAAATTCATATTCTTTCTTACACGAGCCATTTCTTGTTCTCTTAAAGCATTTAATTGTTCACGAGTATTCATTCTTGAAGGCATAGCGGGTCTGCCAGCACCAGTTCCTTTTCTAAGTTCAACTAGCTTCTTTCTGCGTAAATTATCTTTCTCTTTTCTTGTAAGCTGTTTTCTCTTTTGGAGTTTAGTCATTTCACGAATTACCATTTTTATATCTTTTATAAAGATTATATTACAGAATTTTAATGTTATAAG